AACGACAGACCACTCAGCCTTATTAGGGTTGTAGTGACGACAAGGGATTTGTTTGAAGTCCTTATCAGGGGATACGATAGTGCAGTCGTAGGCTAACTCTGTGGCTCTGATAGCGATAAGATCGTCAGCTTCCTGACCCTGACTGACGATAGCATCGTAAGAGTCTATGAGGTAGGTACGTAGGTCAGAGAGGTGTTCAGGGCGAGGGGTATCCTTACGGTTAGCCTTGTAGGTAGGGCTAATGTCGTAGCGGAAGTTTCCCTTACCCGTTAGGTAGACTTCCACAGGCGTATCCCGTGGGGCCGTATCGAAGGTGATGTTATCCATCAGTTCATCGACCTTCTCCTTTGCGTCGTTAAGAGGTTCACCCTCCTTAGAGTACGCTGCACGGTAGGCTACAACGTCTCCGTCTACGAGGACAGTCACTTCACATCACCTTGGGTCCAGTAGTCCCACCCCGCCACATCTGGGAACTCGTTGTGGTCCCACTCAGGGATATGCTTAAGATCGTAGTCACCAGAGAAGTAGATGTAAGCTCGGGTCATAGCCTCTAGGTCTTGCCAATTCTCTTCGAGGTCTTCACGTTGACCAGTCGTTAGCCCACCTCGGGTACGGTTAAGATGCTCAAGTGATGTGATAGAGAGGCGTAGGGCCAACACTTGTTCACGGATACGAAAGGCAACAAGGTTATCCCCAAAGTCTCCGTTCATAAACTCTTCGAAGAGGTCGTATAGGTCTTTGTTCATTTGTCGTTCTCCTTCGTTAGGGCATCCCACGATACAGGGAATAGGTCTTTCATTATCACGCTGATCTGGTCCGCAACTAGACGTGTCTCGTATTGGGTATCATCCTTGCAGCGTAGACGACACATATCTGCAAAGGCATCAAGGCTTCCACTCCAATAAAACTCAGTCATTGTCGATTGAGGGAGAACCATACGTGCTTGTTCAGGAGCTACACCATCCGCTAGCAGGTCTTCATACATAGCAAGGCAGGACTGATTGTAGGTCCAGTCATCATACCCAGACAGAAATACAACACCAGAACTCCCCTGCTTCTTGTCCTTAGATCGACCACGCCATACGTCAGGTATATAGAACTCTGGTTCATCGTCTACGTAACGACGAGAGATTTCATTCCACCGAAGGAACTTATGCTTCACAAGCTGTCGTGCTACGAAGATGGGTGCCTTAACGTGGAAGGATGCGAAGGCATGACCGAAGGGGGACATGTGCTTGTGCTTGGCAAGGTAGTGGACCAGCTTGGTATCTTTGTCGTTCAACTTCATAATCTCGTAATACGGACCATCATCCGAAGCTTGCTCAACAACAACGTCCCACTCACTCTTCTTACCAAAGCTGACCCGTGCAGCATTAACGACAGATAGATCACTGCCCATGTGGTCGATATACGTAGCAGCGATAGCTGCGTTGCTCGCCTTTTGGCTGTGCGTAGCTTTAATCATCCCGCTCTCCTCTCCTTGGTGGAAGGGGGAACACTTAAGCTCCCCCTCAGGTTTATCTTACCAGCCCATAGTCGCGCTAGCTTCGAACTTAACCAACTCAAGCACTGCGATCTTCTCCAAGCGAACAGATGCCGTAGCGCCTTCACCGTAGATACTGATCTTCACCTTGACCTTGGTGCCGTTACCCAACTCACCGTCTACGTCCATGTCCCACACGTCGTCCGAGACACCCTTAGTGACGACAGGTGCACCACCGAAGTCTTCGATCTTAGCGTGTTTGTGGGGACGCTTGAGCTTCATACCCTTACGGCCATCCGCTGCGTCATACTCACGGATCATAGCGTTACCCATCGACTTCTGAGGGAACCCAAGCTTGACCATCTTGTCCAACTCTTGTTCGTCCTTCGGGATAAACACACAGTTGTACTGACCCTCAGTAGCCTTGTGGTATTCACTGTCGTCAATGTTCTGTTCGAACACACGTGCCCAGAAGATTTCGCCTTCGAACACACCCCATTTAGTCTTAGCCATTTAGTCTCTCCTTACGATGGTTTATGTTAAGCTTTGGTTGCTGCTTTGACAGCCCACATAGCGCCTTCTTCGATAGCCGTCTGAGCCAGTGACTTTAGTCGGATACATTCTACTACCTCGGTAGGGATTGTCTCGATCAGGTCGATCAGGTCCGCTGCTGCACGTTTGATCTTTGAAACCGTATCGTCACCCGATGGGTTGAAGTTAATGCCAACTTTGTATTCACCTTTGGTCATCTAGTCTCTCCTTTGTGAGTTTATCTACGTTCAGTGGGTCTGGAACCAATCCCTACCAATGTCCGTCGATCCTGCGAGAGGGCAGAGTATAGAGAGTTTCTTTCCTGTGTCAACAATAGACTGACGTTGGATAGACCCTAGATGCTCTGCGTCCTCTTTCGTTCCTTCAACTTCTGTCTGCCATTCGTCGTGGGGCCACGTTACTAGCTTGAACGACAACCCTTCCAGCTTAGCCTTGCGGTTCCACTCAAGGGCTGCATGTTTCATAACGACAGCCTCACCATTTTGTAGCAGACCAGCAAGTGTCTTGTGTTCAGATGGTACACTAACCCTACGTCCATCCAAACCCTTGAACCAACCCATCTCTGCAATGTGTGGGATAACTTGCTTCTTGAGGCGGGATAGTCCTTGGATACTCTCCATGAAATTCTCTACGGCCTGCCCAGCTTCACGTGTATTAACCTTGAGAATCTGACCAATCTTGTCGTTACCTGCCCCAAGGAGGAAGGCGTAGATGAAGGTCTTAGCCATATCCCGTGTAACGTGTGACATACCCAAGGCTCTCTTGTTCACGTTGTGGATATCCGTCTCATCTTCTTTCTTGCCGCTGACGATAGCGTGAATGTATTCATCAGACTTCATCAGGTGTGCAAGGATGCGTAGCTGGATACCTTCTGCGTCGGTGCCTACGAGCCAGTTACCATCCTCAACCTTCCACAGTGCCCGCATCTTTCCGTCGTACTTGTCCTTAACGGCATCGACAGCAGACTTAACCTTACCGTGGAAGGCTGCGGGGATATTCGCTTGGTTAGGTGCACTATGGGCCATACGTCCAGTCCAAGCCCCGATGTGGGTGAACCTACCATGGATACGACCATCATCCTTAACGTGACCCAGCCACTCTACAAGGGATGAACGACGACCCTCTAGGGTGAGCCACTCAGCAAGGTTCCTAGCCCCTTCTGGTGCGTCCTCAGGGAGCGTAGAGAGGTTCAGTTCGTTACACATCCACCCGTACTTAGCGAACTTTTCTCCACGATTGTCTTGCTTTGTCACGCTGCTCACGCTCATACTGGATGTGTCCTTTTGTCTTGTCTACAGGGGTCCACCCTGCGTCCCATAGTCTGTCGATCCTCTGCTTAGGTGATGCCGGATCAAACGACACCCAATCAAAGCAGATCAGTTCATCACCGTATACGTCAGTAACCGGGTACTTTTCCTTTGCCTTAACGACAGTGGAGAAGAGTGTCCCATCTTCCTTAACGCGGTACTTGAGGCGATTAACCTCTTCGAGCTTAGGTGGAAAGTCCCTCTGGAACCCTGCCTCAAGCTCTGCCATACGTTCCTCTACTTCCTTCAAGTATTCCTCAGCCTTAGCCTTGTCAAACTTGAATCCGTTAGTAGTCATTTCTTCACAGAGGATTTGAATGTCGTGCTCACAACGTAGTGCATCAGCCCATGCCTTATCGAAGATTACCTTCTTGAACCTCTCGAAGAGAGCTTGAGTAACCGCTACGTCTTGGTGGCAGTAGTCGATCATTTCCTGTGAGAGCTTACTCCAATCCTTGTGCTCACCCTTGAAGAGGCCAAGGCGGATACCCCAAGCTTTGAGGCTGTGCCCATCCTTAATCTCATAGTCGATCATACGAGATACGATAAGAGTATCAACGACAGATAGGTAAGGAACACAATCAGGCTCGACAAGACGATGTAGGACAGGCACGTCAAAGCCAAGACCGTTATGAAAGACAAACTTCCCCCCACTTTCGACAACATCTTTGCAATACGCAAGGAACTTCTCCTTCTCTTCGTCGATGTGCGAGGGGTTAAGGAACTGGACCGTCTCACCAGTGTCCAAGTCCTTGGAGCAGATCACCCAGATGCGGTTAGCGTCCAGACCATCCGTTTCAATGTCCATGGCGACAAACTTCATCCCAAATCTCCTTCATCGTCTCTTCGCTGAGGTTATACTTACGGGCGAACCACCAACCCTTTCTTTCCCACCACTGACCAAACGTCATGCTTCTTCCTCCTTGAGGGGTTTATCCCACGGCTCCCTTGGCAGTGTCACCTTAACGACAACAGGCTTAGCAGTAGACCATGGGAGCGAGTGATGTGTCAATACTGTTCTTACCGAACCTTTATTTGTCGTTTCCACTGCTGTCACGCTTCTCCGCTAGGTATTTCAAATTGGTCAGGACGTAGTGAAGGTCCAGTTGGTAGGCTGCACAGTGGATGCAGAACTCTAGGCCGAGCTTAGTCATAGAGTCAGCAGCCTTGTCGTCCATCGTGAAGGTGTACGTAGCACTTCCGTCTTCATGTTCCGTGGTTTCCTCTACGCCAATGTAGAAGGGTTCTCTGACCTTATGCTTGGTCATGTTGGCACATCCGTCTCCGCTTGGGTAGTCCAAAGGCTCACGACAAGACAAACATAGTTTATCCTCACTCATCTTCGTCGTCCTCCGTAAAGATATAGTATGGGCAGTCCCTGCTTGGTGTCGGTGCAAAGACTGTCTGGTAAGTTTCCCGTCCCGGTGTCTTACGCATACACGTAAACGCTAGGGGACAGTCCTTAGTGATGCACCTTGCATAGTCGTTTGGTAGCGTAGTGTACCTCATCCCTTCTCTCCTAACAGTTCTGCGAGGGTTTCAGCATCAAAGTCGTTCATAGCCCAAGTATCACAATGTTTACGCAATAGTTGTACAGCCTTCGCTAATTTAAGCTCACAACGACCCCACTGTTCCTCTGCGTTGCCTGCACGTCTCCATGCTTCGTCCCGCTCGACGATCAGAGCCTCAATGCGGTCGGCGGCTTCATACTCAAGGCTGTCGAAACGGTTTCCCTTTTGTCTTTTATCCCGCAGCCGCTTTACCAGTTCTTCGTCAGTCATCCCCGTGGCCTCCAAGTGTGTCGCTAGGGCTGCTTGAGTTCAGGGAGATGCGTGGTGGCGCTCTTAGTTTCCCGCCCGTTTCAGCCTCGAAAGCTGTGAATTGTTCAGGCTTCAATCTCACCGATGCAGACACTTGGGACCTCTCATAGTTTGGGTTGAACGGATGGATCGTGCCGATCTCGATGCGGTTGCGAAGGCAGAACATCACGAAGCGAGACATGCTTGCCTTTGTCATCGACAACCCTTCCTCACAGTGCATCCAAACTCGCCCCGCATAGTCAGGTTTCACGGCTTCCTGCGCGTAGCAGGCACAATGCCCTTCTGGCCATTTACACTCACTCATCCCCGTGGCCTCCGCTGCTTGCTGTCCTTGCTGAATAGCCTGTCTTGGTTCTCTTCACATACCACAGGCTGTTGTCCTCAAACCCAATAATGGCATCTTTGTTTCCGTCCCTGATGCTGCTCCTGATGGCCTTCATACCAAGGATGATGTCTGTCGGATCGTCACACTCAATGATGTATCTCACCGTGGCCTCCTCATCTTAGATTCTTTCCAATCACACGTCCCGATCTGCACGATGCCGGGGAAGTCGTCGATGCGGCGGTAAAGTCCACCCTCCATCACCCACTGATCTACCTCTGGATAGCAGTCTGGATCGGTGTAGAAGTGAACCTCGCCATTTTTATCTCTAGCGACGACTACTGCATAGGAAGGCAGTCGATCCCATGCGATCACGTCTTGGGTCTTGGGCAGGGGGACGGTGCGGTAGACCCAATCTGGATAGCGCGGGCCAACAGATACAGATGGAAGCCATCCATCGACAACAAGCCACGCTTCAAACTCCCCACCCGCCTTCTCATGCTCGTGCAACGCAGCCTTTTCCTCGTCGGTCAGCAGGCCATACGGCACTCGGTTGTTGGTCATGTCGATGGTCATTTATTTTTTTCCCATATCCCGGAGTCATGCATGAATTGTTTTTCCAACTCGTGGTCATACGTTGACGACAACACCATGTTATACATATGCCCAGCCCGTCTGAGGTTTGGGTAAAGCATTGGCGGCGACTCATCTCTTTCCATGTCGAAGTAAGCCCTGCCTTCACTGTCCAACTCCAAGCCACCATTGACGTAGGTGATCGGCCCGCCCGGTGCTTTGTTCTTAACGTAGCGCACATCTTGGGGACGCAGGGCTGGGACTGTCAGTTCGTAGTCGCAGAACCACGTTGACCTGTCGCTAAAGTCCACCCAACTGGCTGCTTCGGACAAGAGTTTGTCGATGGTCATTTCCCCCTCCTCGCCGGACAGTCGCGGCCTTGGTTGCAGTCGTGGTTACAGGGTGGGCATACGTTATCACTCACCATCGTCCTCCTCTTTGTAGGTAGCGTGATAATACATGATTTCGATAACCTGTAAAGGCCAGATAGCACTGTTCCGCAGCATCTTGAAGTCACTGTATTCAACCTCCTGATCCCCTGCGAAGTGAACGATAGTTTTGACGTGCCAGTAGTAGAGGTAGGCCCCAAGCGTGTAGATAACGGCCCAGATCGTAGGCATCAACATCCCTGCGTATTCCATCACATGAATTTCTCCGAGAGGGTGAACGTCTCACTATCGAAGAACATCTGTCCTGCGTAGCCTGTGGAACCTGTCGGTCTATTTTTAACGACAAGAAGTTTAGTAGTGTTGCGGCTCTCTTCATCCTTTGCCATCTTGTCCCGCTCAAGTTTGATAACGACAGATGCTCGTTTACCAATCATGCGGCAGTCACGGATAGCCCCATCATCATTCTCATGGGCAATGGTCACGATCCCTACGTTAAGTTCTGCGGATAGACGTGCAAGCTTAGTGGATAGCTGGCTCAGGAATTGCTCTACGCTCTCATCCCCTTGGCGGCTATACGCAAGGTCTTGGATAGGTTCGAAGAAGATGTAGTGGACGCCACATGCCTCAGTGAGGAAACGGATACGCTCAAGGATTTCCAGAGGGTCTTCGTCAACACCCAGAGTAAACTGATACAGACGCTCATCAGCAGAGATCGTAGCGATAGCCTTGTCCACCTCGGTCTGGTTCGTAATCAAGTCCTTACGGGTCACATTCTTCTTCAAGGCATACGACGCAAGACCCAAAAGGGAACGCTTCTTGACCTCTTCCATGTGGCAGATAGCGATCTTTACATCATCTGTCGTTGTCAGCATGGAGTATTCCAGATAGCGCATAAACTCTGTCTTACCGATACCCTCGGGGGCTTGGAACACGGTGAAGTGCCCACGCATGAGACCAAGGATCACGTCGTCAAGCGATTGGATACCAGTAGTGGTGTAACTACTTTTC